AAACGCACCATAAGGGCGCATGTCCAAATATCAGGCGATGGGGAGAAGCTTTTGATTACACTCAGGGCTGATAATAATTCATCTATTGGGACTAAATTTGTGCTTGATGAATCAGAGGTACATTCTTTTGCTGAAATGTTCAACGAACTATCATATGTTGCTATTCATGGCCTCCCTGAGACTCCATCACATGCAACAGAGGATAAGGAAGGCTAAGCGCGATGGCACTATGTCCAGATTGTCACTCAGCAAGTAACAAAATCATAATGGATGTTCCAGGCGGTGCAGAATTTGAATGCTTATTATGTGGCTCTGTCTGGTTTGAGGAAGATGACGATTATGATTATCAACCTTATCCAAAATCAGGCACACAACATGTAGACATTACTACTGAGAACGGCAACAAAGCCTTTGCAACACTCTCTGATGATGCCAGTCCAGAAGATATTAAGTTAGTTGAAAACATCGTTGATGAAGTTGTTAAACGACTGAGCGATAAAGATAACGAGGAAGGCTAACACGATGGCACTATGTCCAGATTGTCACTCAGCAAGTAACAAAATCATAATGGAGGAATGATGAAAATAGGACAACGAGTTATAGCAAATGTGCAAATCCGCGAGGACGATTGGTTTGAATGCGAGTGGGATGAAGACCACGAACCATATCAAATTGATGAAGGTACAGAGGGGGTTATTACCGAAGTTGGCAAGACTTACGAGGGATTCTATACGGTAGATTTCGGAGATATTCAAGGTGTTGTTGTGACAGTCGAAGATGACGCTGAATGGACTGAGATTATTCCAAAGGAAGGCTAACCACATGAAATTTGGGATAAATTGATGGCTATTGTATTCGAGAAGGATTAACCACGATGGCAAACATTCGCGATGGTTGGAATTTAGAGATAGAAAACTGCTCTGATGGACGCATTAAAGTGTCATACGAGCGAGGTGATTTAAGCGGATATTTTAAGTGTCAAGATGAATCACATATCAATGACAGGTTAATGTATATTCTTGATAACAGACGGGCTTGGAATAAGATCTTTGCACACTATATACTTGACCATTTTTATGGCAGAATAGGGATATAACCACGATGGCAGACTTAATCCCACTCTACACAATCAATACACAAATGATTAAAACCAGCCTGAGGAATCTCAAATGGTTTATGTATCACAGAGGCGATCTTGAAGGCATTACATATTCGTATGAAGGTCATAAGCATATCGTTTTGCATTGCCCTGAAACATTTGACATGTGTCATCTGCATAATCATCCAATCATATTGAGAGCCGTTCTTGATTACGGAATTGAGTCAGTGATGATTGATCTACCCGTTTTACACCCCTGTACCATTTGGGGTTCATGGGGCGAGGTATATTAGCCCACCACAAATTACTTTATGCAGAAAACCAAGTAGAAAGAACCTGAGATGAAGATAGGATACTCAACAGAACAGTGTGAGAAATTAGAGTCCATTAGTCGTACAAAACAAATCATATTGCGACAGATGAAAGCTATTGAAGATAATGAACCTGTCAAGGAAGTACTGCCAGAACGCCAAGAGTTATTGAATACCTACAATATCCTGCAACAACTTTCAACAATGATTGCAAGCGGGAAAATTGAGATTGAGGATTAGGAGAAAATATGAGAAGATATTGGATGTATTTAAAATATGTATTAAGACATAAATGGTACGTCTTGCTTGCAGGAATTAACTTAGGCGTTCCTCTGTGGATTCTTATTCTGCACGATTGGGATAAGTTCTTGCCTGATGAATTTTTACCTTACGCTCGTTTCTTCTATGAGTCGGACGGAAAAAAGAAGGAGAAACGGAATAAAACGGGTTATTACAAGCCATACAATACAGGCAACGCGGATTTTGACAATGCTTGGTTTTTGCATCAAAAGCGAAATAAGCATCATTGGCAGTGGTGGTGCTTTCCTACAGAAGATGGTATTGAAATAAAACCGATGTCGGAAGTTTATAGATTGGAAATGCTAGCCGATTGGATAGGTGCAGGTCGCGCTCAAGGAACACCAGATACTAAGCTATGGTATATCACAAATGAAGAAAAGTTATTGCTTCACACTGAAACTAGAGCGTGGTTTGAATCAGTATTAATAACTAAGTCAAATAGCACACCATAACCGAGATTGTGCAAAGCTAAACTGTAGGGACTGGGCTTGCCCTGTCCGTGCCATACCCCTAAACGCAAAAAAAGCGCAGAGACCCCATTTCGAGTCCCTGCGCTTTTCATTTATATATCAATCAGAAGATAGCTACGTACCACGTTCCTCATTGAACTCACCCAACATATCACCGCCTTCATCACCTTTAAGCGGTGGACCGGGAGAATCAGCAGGTAGCATTTTAATCAACTCAGATAACACAATACGAATCCCTGCGACTCCTAAATCATCCAGTGGAGTCTCTGTTTCTTTTGCACGGGTTTCACTCTGTGTAATGATTGCATTCGCGACATCTTTAATTGAATTCGCAAATTCAATCGTAACAGCAGGATTTGTGTTTGCACTAAGTTCAGTCAACAACTTATAGAAGATCACCATCACACCAACTAAAATCACGGCGATGATGCCATAACCCAGCACGAATATTAGATTCGGGTCTAATCCATCCATCTATCCTTCTCCAATCAAAGCTAAAATAAGCCGATTCTGTTCAATAACAAGCGACCGCAATGCTTCTATACGATCATCGTCTGTAGCCAAAGCATTGAAATTTGCAGGCAATAAATCTTGCTTACGTCGTTTCAACCGCTTCCGACTCTTAATAATCTGCCCTTGTGCATTTGGTTCAATATCCGCCATAATTTACCCTTTCATAATCCTATTTGTGAAAAGTCTCCCCATGCGTACCGGGGGAAGATTTAGAGGGGGGAGTGTCTAACGCTCCGTAACTGTAATCGTCGTCATACCATTGGCATAATTGCCAGCTGTCCGTGCAAAATAAATATCATACACCCCAGCCTCAGGATCAACCAAGGTTAACGTTGCAGTACCAGCCACAACCGCAACCGTACCGCTCGAATAGGCTTCACCATCAAGCAATACAACATACTCTAAATCATCATCGGTCGAAGTCTGGATAATCGTCGGATCAATAGCACCAACCACCATCACGGCTGTACTCGCAACAGGTGACAAATTGCCCCAATTATCAAAAATCTTTTGTGCTTTATTCTGCACAGATGCGCGCGCACCATCAACCAGATGAATCGTACTCGTATCAGAAATCGAAACCCCTGTGGTATCAGCACCCAAAACAGCCCGTACAATCGCGTTCAATACCCCAATATTCGGCGTAGAACTATCGCTTATATTTATCATGCTACAATCCCTATATCTTCACGAACATCAAATTGACAACCCGCATACAATGTCCCAGTGCCAGCACTGACTTTCCATTCTAATGTGAATGTGTGGCTTCCTGCTGTAAGTCCCGACACAATAAACGAAAATGACGGGTTGATATAATCACCACTAGAATTCGCTGTGTTACGCATGACAAGATACTGATCTGTCGAATCAACATCAATTTGTATACTCATATCATATTTAGCGTTATCCGCTACTTTGCCATAACCTGAAAAAGTGACACGGACATCGCCCCCTTGTGTTGTGATCGTATGCGCCAGATTTGTAGCATCAATATCAACATAGGATGTACTTGTCGTTGTGTAAGTTGAACTAGGTTTAATATACTGCTCCGCATCTGCATCAATCCGACCTTTTAGAAAAAGATCATTGTCCCGAATATGTGTATTCATATCATCAAATTCTAAAGGCTCAACCGCCCAAGTCTTTGGTGTTGTCCATGCCATATTAAACGCTCCTATAATCCAATATATCGACCGCTTCCAATTCCGTTTTTACCCGCCACACCAACAATAATATAATCAAGCCCATCCATAGGTCTCAAAACATAATCGACACTATGGAAATCGCCAACCCGCCATTTGTGTTTTTCGCCCATGATGATATATTCATCATCATGATCCGTCTGATCATCAACAACCTGAATCCAGTCACCAATTGTCCGATTAATCATAAAATCAACAATATCACTTGTCCGCGGTTTCATCGTAATCTGGCGGACAATTCCTCGCGGGTCTTTACGCTGGAATAATTCATAATCTGCAACACCCTGAGCGAAATCAGCATCATCCATCAGCCGATTATCAATCGTCATCACATGCCGTCCATATTGCGCGATACTGACAACATCCATTGCTTCATACTCTTCTTTGTTATAAGTCGTGATTTTCTGCCCATACACATCAAATGTCGTCACATCAAACGCATCTTCACCACCATTTACAATTTCAACCTTAAGACTCCGCGCACTCACATCAACTTCAGTAATCGCATAATTAGCACCCAGTGGACTCACCACCAATGACCCATCTGCAATATTCGGCGTGATAACATTCCGTCCTGCCACTTGACTATCAGCATCATCCCCTGTAAATTGCGCCCGAAATTTTGCTGTACCACCAGCACTCACCGTTTTTGTTCGATCTAAGGACCATAACAAAACTGAACCCGCTGTAATCGAGCGCGGATAATTCTGTACCCGAATAATATTTTTAATATCTTCCGTAGAATACCGATAATCCATCTCAGCCCACGTATTATCAACTGTGCCCATTAATGTATTATTCGTTAAAATATGATGTCGATTCCAATAGATAGCATTACCATCACGATCATTAAAGAAAAATCCACGATCACCATTAACCAAATCAGCAATTGCCCGAATCGCAGGAATCCCATGTTCCCAAGTATCCCCAACATACGGCAATATATCCGTCCCAACCTCAGAAGTTAAAAAGCTCGAATTCTCGCCAATCCAATGCGTCCCAATTAAATTCTGTCCCGGTAAACCAATCATCAAATATTGACCATTAGAAGGCGGTAAAGACGTATTTAAAAGGATGTCGCTGATAACTTCATCAACCGTCACAGCTTCCCAAAACGGCGAATAATATTCCTGTTGCTCCAAAAATTGCTTAAGACCGACACCAACAATTTGGCATTCCGCTTCATTCTTTTCACCCGGTATCGGGTTAATACTCTCAATATAACCCGTATATAAATCAACCGTACCGCTCAAGACATTTTGTATCTTGATTCGTCGCTGTGGCAAAACACTTCCAAACATCGGAGAGGAACTTACCTCTGGAGAAAACCGTTTGTCATGGTTACGCAATCGCAAATCTAAGCGTGTCTCGCTCGCCACATGCTGATATGGTTCACTAAATCCTAATGACCATGACGCATCCATAACATAATCCGTCACATCTTCATTAGAATCCGAGTAATCCCCGTCATTATTCCAATCAATCAAAAATCTAAAATTACTAGACATTAGTACCCCGTATCACTCGCCGCACGTTTGATTTTTTGCAACGCATTATAAGGCGTTTCACCAAACGACGAATAATTGATCGTCACACCACCGCCAGCACCACCCGAGCCGTTGTTATACGCGCGCGTTTCCGTAGGATTTAGCACCCGCTCACCATCACGCAACAATGCCAAGCCTTCGCCAGTCGGATTCCCACTGTCAAACATCCCACCATCATGGAAGACATTAATTCCCGCGCCTTTTGCCTCAGCAGGCGATAACCCGAAATCAACATCATGCGTCACGCTTGCCTGTACTTTAATATTTGCCTTAACCGTCGCGCTCACTGAGTGCGAATTTAACAATGCCGTTAATTCCGAATTAAACGCCACCAAATCAACATCGGCATCTAAATCCATCGCCACATGATAAATAAAACTGGCTAAATCGGTATCTTCTGTACTTAGCGCAATCGCCATCGCATCTTCAAGTGATCCTTTTAGTTCACCTGCATCAAATGTCATAAATTGCGAAAAATCCATCAATTGACCAATTCCATCAACATCACCTTCAGATAATGCCCCAGCAAACGCATCACCCAAATTCATCTTGAACGCCTCTGAGAATTCATCACCCATGCCCATATTGATGAGACTATTCATCATGTCGCCAAATCCGAGACCCAGCCCATCACCCATATCAACCATATCACCTAGATTGATACCTTCACCCGATTTTACAGCCTCATGCACATGCGAATTTAAACGGTCAATCATTTCATAGGCTTGCCGTTCCGCCGCAACATCGCTTACTTGCACCTTCAAATCCAATAAGAAATCATTGTCTCTCAAGGCTTCAGGTATCGCATTTTGCAAAGAGATTGCCGCGTCCAATGCCAGAATCTGTAAATCTAGATTCATCATTTCAAAGCGTCGACTAATATCATCAGTTATCAAATTAACAATCTTACCTAAATTCTGGAATGCTGTAATCCAGCTCGCTAATCCTTGCCCAATATCAACACCCGTAAAATCGGTTGCCCATTGCAATAAATCAAGCAGTCCTTGCGACGCTCCCACTTCATCACCGTCATTCAATCCTTTGAAGATATCGGTTAATGCCGTTGCAACTTTATTAGCTGCTGGCAATAGGAATTCTCCGAGGCTAATGCCCAAATCACGCACATTATTCTGGAATGTATTCATCTTTCCAGCCGTGGTATCAGCATTAGCTCCAACCTCAGCCATTAACGCGCCATTTCCTTCAAACGAAGCATTCGCCAAATCCATCGAAGCCGTAACCGTATCATAGCCCTGTGCCAGCGTTAAAATCGTCCGCTGTTGTTCCTGCGAAGTAATCCCAAGATCATTTAAGGTCGCCAGCGCATCCGCCGCATCCATCTTAGACAAACTCTCAAGCAAATCATCAAAAGTCGCCGCAGGATCAGCCGATTGCAAATCTGCAAATTCATCACTGGTAATACCCAAAACAGCCGCATATGCTGTTAATTCAGGTCCACCTTGTGCAGCTGCATTTGTCATATCCGAAATCGTTTTAATGACATTCGTAGAACCTAGCTCAGACGATAAACCCAACGAAGCAATCGCCGTACTCAATCCCAGAATTTCATCAACTTCAAAATTTAAACCCGATAAGCTCGCCAATCGGTTCGCCACAGCTGCAATCTCAGATTCTTGCGCCGCACTATTATTCCCTAACGTAACAATCGCATCCGCCAGATTCGATACTTCATCAATCGGCATCCCCGTCACATTAGCAAATCGCGCAGCAAATACCGCCGCACTCTCAGCACTCATATCTGTAGCAACCGTCATACCACCGATAACGCGCGTAAATTCCTCAATATCACTCGTCGGAACACCCAATTGACCCGCAATCGCCGCAATATTGGTTAATTGCTCATGTGCATTATCCAATGACGATAAATCGCCAATCGTAGCCATATCGCGAATAGATTCTTTCAGCGCATCAAGCTCGGCCGTTGTCCCATCCACAGTTTTAATAACATTCGCGAAATCCGCTTCAAAATCAACAGCAGCCTTCAACGATGCCAAACCAATCGCACCAATTGCGCCAGCAACAGGAATCGCCATCTGTGCCGCGCTTTTCATCGCAGACGATGCCTTAGAGCCAAATCCCTTGACCTCTTGATCAGCCGTTTTCATCTTGGCTTGTAAATCGCTGATATTTGCGCCAACTACAACAGATAATTCAGATACAGTGGTCATTAGTTTTTAGCTTTCGCTCTTGATTTTCCAGTACGGACAGCCAATATTTCTTGAACGGTCATATAAGGCAGATTGTCAATATATTCCAACGTCCATCCATACCACTCGGCAATCTCCAACCGCAAATAAGCCCATTGCAATTCTTGATTGTCAAACGGCTTCGCAAATTGGATATTCAGATGAACGTTTTTAGTTAGTTTTTTTGGGTTTCTTTGAAGGAATCGGTAAACATATTCAACATTTCGCGCATACACGGGTAAGGGATATTGTCTAGCAAATCCTCTACCTTCGCAGGATCACCCCATTCTTTAGGGATTGATGTCAGCGAGCTAGCAAATACATCCGCAATCGCCTCAAAATCATTCTCCGCAGCACTCTTGAAAAATTGATTCATCACGCGCGTATTCACACGGTAAATATCAAATTTAACGTCTTTCTTCCAGTCATCAACTTTTACAGGCATTTAGCCCTCCATAAAATTCATTGTGGAGAGGGGCGAACCCCTCAGCCAATTACCATACATCAATCTGGGGGTTGAATAACTCAGCCCCTTGCGGATCAAACACAACCGTAACCGTAGACATTCCATCATAAGGATGGCTCACATTTGCCGATTTAATCACCGCAGGAAAACCACCTTTTGGCTGTCCCACCGCTGTACCGTTAATCGCATACAATAATGTGCCTTCTGTACCACGAACCGCCGCTGATCCCATTGTTGCCGATCCCGCTGTCCCATCAAAAAGAGCGTTCAAAGTTGCCCCATTGATTTCGCGCAAAAACTTGGAATATGTTCCGCCATCATTCGCGGCTGTTGCATCTGCCATTTGGCTATCACGGGTAATATCCAATGTTCGCCAATTGCCTGATAAAACCGCTGTTCCGCCTGAATGAATCCACTGGACAACTAAATCCTTGCCCGTCAACCGATCTGAAGCTGCCATAATCTATATACCTCACTTATTCGCTCGTATACGATAGAGTCCGCCGAGGTGGAACAACTTTTCTCGCTCCACTCCCTCGACATACTCAAAATCACTCTCATGCTGAATTTGCACCAACTTCCACGGACTATCTAAATCCATATCTGCATGATGCAAAGCGTCATAGACCGCCGCAGCTACCTGAGCCGCAATCGTCTGTGATGATGATATACACTTTACAAAATAGCGATAATCCTTAGTCTCACCCGGTTCAGTATTTGGGCTAACCCCCGAGGAAAGTCCAATCACCACATACGGATAAGTCGCGACACTTGGCGCAAGCCGAGCATACACCCGACCACTGATAAAACCATTTACCGTCCCATCTGCCACCAATGTACCCGCAATTGCTTTAGGAATAACACGATTTGCACTCATATCACCATCCAACAAAAAACACCCCATCTAGGAGTGTATTGTTTACAATTTATAGACTTACTAAAACAAATAAAATATAATAAATGTACCGCTCACACAAAAAAGGAATTATTATGAAAAAGCCAACATGGTGGATACTTTATAAATTCGCAATCGTTATATTTTTCTTATTCTCATGTGCATCAATCGCAGCCGCGCCACCCATCGGCATCATCGCTGTATTAATCGCCTTCGCACTCTGGGGCGCACAAGCCCGCCGTGAAAAATCATGGCGAGAAGATCAACACAATAAAAACCTCGTCGATGCCCTCAAAAATTATCCGCTCGATCAAGCCAATGCCACTTGGAAAGAAAAATCTTAATCCGTAAGGGTGTGCTATAGCGCACCCGATCAATAGGGACGTGCCACCACCCCATTTTTGCATATTCGTAGTGGGCTTGCCCTGTCCGCTTTGAAAAGGATAATTTACCCCTGCATAAAACTATTTATTAATGGCTATCATCCTTACAAAATCGACCCGTCACCTTACACACAACCCATAAAATGGGGGTCACAATCAATCCCTCAAACAACGCCGCAATAACATCGACATTCGCCTGATGCTGATTCATCTTCTTAAAAGACTTATTCTTTGCCATCGCTTAAACCTTAACCAAATTCTTGAAAAATTCATCCGCATTCATCTTCAAATAAACCGCCATCGGCACAAACGACGGACGCGCCGCCATCTTCGACGTGCCAAATTCCAACAACATCAAATAATCCGTCTGTCCTGCAATTTTTCGCTTCATAAATCCAACATTGCCCACATAAATCGAATTGATCAACGTCCCAGTATCAACCCTCGGCGGATTACCCGGACTCGATGCCGTATGCACTTGACCCGTCCCAACAATATAAGTCGCACCATCAGCAGGCGAATCCTGCATAAGCTGTTTTACATATCGCTCGCCATCATGCGCCAACGCATCAACCGCCGCATCTGCCCGTTTAGGACTATCAGCCAGGATTTTCGGCAAATGATTAAATATAACAACAACGCCAGCCTCAGCCATCACTCAACCTTTGCCACAACTAAACGTACAACAAAATTCTCGCTATGCCCTTCATGCAACTGGATAATATTGTAATCATCACTACCAACCGTAATCACATCATCCGCCTGCACATCGACATCATTTGGCAACGTTAAACGATACCAATTCCGTCCAGCATCGCGCTCGCCAACCACCTGCTTAGAATCCTGCTTATTATACGGATCAAGCCGACAATTCACCGTGCCATTAGCCGCAAATGTTTCCTGTGGCTCATAAAAACTATTTACAGAAGGGGTATTGCGCTTAATAATCGCCGTACCGGGTAACATGCTCCCCCAAATATAAGTCCGTGCCCATGCCAATTCATTTGATTCAAGCATTCAAATCACTCCGCACTAATCGGACACTTCTCGGACTCGAAGCCGTTGCAAACGTCTTTGCCATCTGTAAATAAGCCGTCCGTAACTGGCTTGCTTTCAAATCATGATTATCACTCTTAATATCAAAGCGATTCGCCACATGACCCGCCTTTTTCTTCCAAATCCGAGAAGCCACACGGTTAACATCATGATGCCGATACGTCAAGTAATATGCACTACCGTCTGTATTCGTAGAAAAACGAATATGACGTGCATCATAGTTTACCGTATAATCCGCAGTTCCAACAACCGAACCTAACGAATCCTCTAAATGAAAAATCTCAGCATTCGATGCGTCATACTCTTCAACATCCGACTTGTTCCAATAATAATCCTGATAAATCACAGTCCCATTCGTATAATCAGATTGAACCTGTAACATCTCAGCCCGACTCGTTTGTCGAAATTTATCAAGTTCCTGCTGAATATCGTCATCACTCCAATATGTCACACCACCGACAACATAATCAGCCGTTCCCAATTCGCACATCAAGCGCACATCTTGCACCAAATTCGCCATGCCGCTACGAGCTGCCATCACACACCAACCTTATCAAATGTCTTCTGAAGATACGCTTCCATATGAATCGCCATTTTTTCAAGCGAATGATTCTCCATCACCCACTCACGGCATTTTTTGCGGTCGATCAAATGCAAATCCTGCACAGCATCGATCATTTCATCAACATCACGCACAATAAATCCACTCACACCATGCTTAACATGATACCTCGGCGACATAAAATCATAAACAATCGTCGGACATCCCATAGCAGCCGCGTCCAGTGGCATCAATCCGCCACCCAATTGACGTTTTGCATTAATCGGATTAATCAAACCCAGCGCATTCCCCACAAAATTAGAAAAATCCTTACCCGTCAACGTATTCCGCCAATCAGGCAAAACAACATCCATCATTCTTTGCCCAACAAATTTAACAGGAATAGCTTGCCCCTGATGAACTTTTAGCCCATCAGAAACCCCTTTGTTCGGATGTATTTTCGCGGAAAATGCTAAATAATCAGATTTAGGTTTCTTCACAAACGCAATCGCATCAACATCAATCCCCACCGTCATCAATTCCGATGGATAGAATTTCTGATCATATGGCGTAGTCACCAACGCATTCGGCGGATGCCATCGGCACTCACCATCTAAAACCCAATTAACAATCTGATGATCTGGATTATGCTTGCTCAGCTCATGAAAATGTGAACAATCAATATAAATCGTCTCCAAATCTAATTGAAGTGTTTCCGCGCGCGTAGTTTCATCATCATGGAGAATCAGCTTGCCATCGTCCCACACCGAATCAGGACCAGCAAACAACGTCACATCATGTCCACGCTTTAATAATATCCGCGCCAAACTATGCGCCAATCGACCCAACCCATGCCCACCGCTCGCCAGCGTCGGAACTCTGCAATCACTCAAAACAGATATTTTCATGACGCATCCTTTATAATTTCGGATACAATCATTTTCTTTGTATCTTTTCGCGCAGGCTTATTGGCATCATTTCGCATCTTGAGCCGTGCTGAAGTATGCGCCTCACGATCAGTCAATAACGCCTTACGCCCCTCAATTTGCTTGATTAGCGCAGGTTTCATAAACATGGTCCACACATGACGATAATCATAATTCGCCACAATAAAATCGCGAGCCTCTTTGCGGATCGTCCCATCATCTTTCCAATCAAACGCCAAATTAAGAGCCGTCAACACTTTAGAGGTTCGCACCCGTGCCCGATAACTCCCATAAACACTATACTCCAGATCATCACTATCAATCTGAATTTTGAAGCCAGCCCCAACCAATTCCCCTTGCGCCGTGAAATCATTCACAATCACAGGACAACCAGCCGCCTGAGCCTCAATCACAGGAATTCCGAAGCCTTCACCAGCCGACGGTAATAAAAATACATCCGCCGCATTATATAACTCGTTTAATTGTGCTGGAGGATACAAGCCTTCAATCATACGGTGCATATCAGGAAAATGAACATGATCAGTCAAACCCAATTGTTCAACCAAAAATTCTAATTGGATGCCATCATGTGCCATCGTCGGCAACGCATGAATATAAAAGTGACTATTAGGATGATCGACTAAAAATCGCGCAAACGCATGAATCATCACCCGTAAATTTTTACGGTCTTCTTTGCCCTTATTTGCTGCAACACTCACAATAAAAAATGTATCATCATCTAAGTATTTGAATTTATCACGCGCTTTTTTGCGGTCGACCGGTCGGTAAATATCCGTATTCACCCCATGCGGTACATAATCCGCAATAATCCCGACCTTTGTCATTTGCTGATGACCATGCTTGCTCATTGCCCACGGATACTCAACATATTGCAATTTATCAACAACCATCAGCGGAATTGGATCATGATCGACAGGAGTCCACCACGTAAACGGGCGGCTCTTTAAAATATCAGGATCATATACCCAAACATCAATCAACCCAACAAACGCATCACAATGCGTTGCATCATATCGCGCCGCCAAAACATCCGCACCATATTCGTGCATCGAAGCAGGTAAAATTTTAACCCCATTTGCACTGATCGGCGCACCGCGTAATCCATAAAATGAACTTACAGTAACCTCAAAATCAGCATCTTTCACCATACACTCGGTAAATAATTGCGTCTGATTCCCATAACCACTGCCAGCCCACGGCGGATTAGAATGCCAAGTTATCTTATAAACCACAATCACCACCTTATTCATTAATTAAAACTTGAGGTTTAGATCCTCGATGAGCTGTGACCTAAATTTATCATTAATTGTAGGGACTGGGCTTGCCCTGTCCGCAACACCACACCACAATCAATTTTGTGCATAGCTAAATATTTCATATGGGGCAAGACGAATCTCACCCCATTTTTTAAACTATTACAATTGGGCGTTAAGCCCCAATACCATAAACGACTTCAAGAACAATCGTTACATGTCCTTCAACAAAATCGCCTGTTTCTTGATAATCCAGCACAACATAAGCATCTTCTGCAAGTGTGCCCTCACTGATTGTACCCGCCGCAGGTGTCAAAGCACCCAAACGACTCGCCGCAGCAGTTCCACCCATTGCAGAAACAACAGTACCTTCATTCGCTGTGCCAGCCGTGCCATAATTCAACAGCATAAATTCGCCTGCTGAACCCGCGCCTTGAGCAGATTGTGCGCTAATCGATGCACTGATAACTTCACACGCCTTGGGTGCTTTCCACACCAAACGCTGAATATCATCAGCACCCGGATCAGTGACCTGAATCACGATAGTCTCTGGTAAATCAACTGAATTTGTCATTTTGATTTATCTCCTATGCTGTTGGGGCTGTAGCGTCAGCTGTCAACGCCAAACCAGATTCTGCGCGAAGTGTGCCATAACCATAACCGACAGCACCGTTAAGCTCAGTGGCTTTTTTCGACGCATCACGATCAGGTTCGACATAAAAGGCTTCACGTTGGTCAAATGCCAGCGCATCGCGTGTAAAAATACCACTGATAGCGTCATCACTACCATCAACGCTAATATTAGCCGTTGAAAAGTGCATCATGCCATTCCAGTTGTTGACGAAATAATCCATCATCGCCAAGTTAGCAGTGTCACCAAGGAATGCTTGGTTAGCCGAAGGCTGTCCCAATTCAGTCCAAATATCATGCCAATGGAACGGATGCCAAACCGCATAGATTTGCCCACGCGCCTTTGCATTCCGCAAAATAGCACCCGACGCACCCGCCAGACCTATCGTTACAGCATTCCCAGCCGAGCCAAGTGTATGCGTAAAGCTGCTGAATTTACTCAGCAAATCAGTATCGATTTTTTCAGCAATCGCATAACCTAATTCTCGCGAAGATGCGCCACGGATATTATCAACAGGATCGGTCTGAACCGCTTCATCTGTCAATAAATATTGAGCCATCGCTACCGCTGGAGTCCATTGTGCTTTAATGCTCTTTGATGCTTTTGTAGGGTTCGCAAAATCAACCCCTTCAGCTTTAGTTTGAGCAGTTGCTTGCGCCCAAACTCCTACCTTGCGTGTGGCATAGCCAGTCCCATTAAAGGGGGTCACAAGGTTT